TCACCATCATAGTTATAGACGGTAATATTCCCCGCCTTCGTGGCAATAAGTTCGCTATTTAATACGGCTTTATCCATTATGCAGCTCTCACGATATAGTTAAATGCAATATTTCGTGGACGGGTTTCGCTCCCACCTGTGTTACCAATACTCCCTCGTGTATGTAGCGTTGGTGATGAAATCAGAGTCCCTCCGGCATCGGCAGCATCAAGCCCCCGGCCTTGCGTATATGCTTTTCTGAAGATTGCCGCCAGTTCCCATTCCTCTTTTGAATCATACCCATCGTTGGCTACAACCATATGGCGGTGTTTTTCCAGCATTCCAGCCTGAAGGCTCAATAAAGCACGCCCAGCATCAATACCACGCCCATCATCCCAGCCACGAATAAACTCACCACGTAAATCAGGCAATTTATTTGTCGGATAAACCCTTGCCAGTTTGGGATATTCTTCAGCCGAAAAAGCCGCTCCGTTGCATTTCAGCCAGCCTGTCGGTGGAGTGGCAGAAGGCCACGGAACAGGGACACCAACAGGTAATGCAGAGCCATCCCCTAAACCAAGATAATCAAGAACGCCCTGTGCGCTGGGCTTGCTAAGAATGGCACGCCCAACACTTGTCAGTGCAGTTAAGGCAGCCCGATCTTCCCCTGTAAAATAAGGGAGTTTATCTTTTGATGTAGAAAGCCCTGCCAACGCTGTTAAAGTAGCATCCTTTGGCTGCTTCCCCGCAAGGGAGTTAGTTATTGTCGTGGCAAAGTTCGGATCATTCCCCAGCGCCGCTGCCAGTTCGTTCAGCGTATCCAGTGCCGCAGGTGCAGAACCCACCATGGCTGCAATTGCCGATTTCACAAAAGCGGTAGTGGCAATCTGTGTATTGTTGACCGACTGCGCCGCCGTGGGAGCTGTTGGCGTTCCGGTAAGTGCCGGACTCGACAGCGGCGCTTTCAGTGCCAGCGCATTGTTAATGGTGGTGCTGAATTTCGGGTCATTGTTTATGGCTGCGGCTATTTCTTTCAGCGTGTCCAGCGTGGCTGGAGCACCATTAATAACGGCCTTCAGTGCCGCCTGAACAAACGCGGTGGTCGCAAGTTGCGTGGTATTATTCCCCGCCGCTGGCGTTGGCGCTTTGGGGGTTCCGGTAAATGTTGGGCTGGCTTTTGGCGCATACTGTGAATGTGGATCTGGTGCGGCAAGGTGTTTTGCCATCAGATCATCCACGTACACCTTCAGCTCCAGTGCCTTGTCATCCACATACTTGCGGGTTGCCAGCACTATAGCAGGATCGATTTTCAAGGTGATATTGTCCGTGCTGCTGGTAATCAGCACCATGCGCACGGTCTGGGTGCGCCCGCTGCCTTCAGCCAGTTGCGGCTTATAGCTTTCCGGGCAGTTGCCCACGGCAATCAATGCCCCTGACTCATCAAACAGGCCCACTTCACGTATCCACCAACCGCCCTCGTTTTCAGGGATCACCTGTTCAGCAATAATCTGGCTGCTGTTCTGCGGGTCGATATAGAGCATATTCAGCGCAGCCCGGCGTTTCTCATTTACCAGTGCAGTCTGCTTTGCGTCCGGCGTCGGCAATGCTCCACCGCCATCGCCCACCGCCATATGGGTAATTTTTAGCGGCACACCGAGCGCGGCGGCGCTGGCAAGTTTCGCCGCGCCAATATCCGTCAGCAGGGTATAAAATTTTGTGCTCATGGATTCACTCTCATTGTGTCAATAACATGGACCGCCCCGCCTTCATGCGCGGTGCCGCCGGAAATAATCGTTTCGTTGATATACGGATAAATCGTGATTTCTTCGCCAAGATAGCTGGCGACTCCCACCCAATGCGGGCCGCTGGTCTGCAGGTTGATGGACATGCCGATCATGTGACGGCTACATGGTTTGGCATCGCTTATCAGTCGCTCAAGTTCCAGATAGGTATCTTCAGTGATGCCCTGGTCCTGCACGCCGATATCCAGACGAAACGTGCCCGGTGTCTCTCCGGTCTGCCACCACTCAATAATGCGAATCAGAAAGCCGAACGGCTCCACCACCCGCCGCACGGCACTGGTGGTCCCTTTATGCTGATGAATATAAAAAGCATCCTTCACCACCTGGCGCTTGACGCTTTCTGTCCAGACCTCGTCCCAGCGATCCACAGAGAACGCCCAGGCGAGATAAGGCAGGAAACTGACCGGACAGGTTGCCGGATTCCACAAGTCACGCAGCGGCACCTGCAGATCAGAAATCCCGCTACAGGTCTGCGCCAGTCGGCGCTCCAGTGAAGTTGAACCCGGTGGCAGCAGACTATTCATCCGTTCCTCCGTTGGTTACGCTCCACTGCGTACATGATGCGGCCTGTGTTTTGTTCAGGACCACATCCGCCAGTGGTGAAGCCAGCTCCACACGCTGCACTCCCTCAACATGCAGGGCGGCAAAGATGGCGCTACGGCGAATATCCCGACCAAGCCGCGTCTGACTGGCGATGTACTTCTGCAGACTGGCTTTTGCCGCTGCCATTACCGGCTCTGCTTCCGGCCCCGGATAGAGAAAAATGGTAGCTTCCACGCGGTACGGGATGATTTCTGCGCTGCGAACCGTCAGACGGTCAGCCACCGGGCGGACGTTCTCACTGTTCAGAGCTTTTTCCACCACGTCCAGCAGGTCTTTTTCTGCTGTTCCATCGCCTTCGCGGCTCAGGACAGTCAGCACCACCTCTGCAGGTGCCGGACTGGTTGCACTGGCATCCGCCACCCGACCGTCGGCGCTTCGGGCATGAAATTCATAAGCTGCAGTTGGCCCCGCAACCGAAAGCCCTTCAAAAGCCGCAGGCACACGCAGGCGTAACGCTTCATCGCTTTCCATCACAGCCGCAACGGGCGGCACAGCGTCATAATCAGCAGGTGTCACCGTCAGGCGTTTCACATTGTAATTAGCGGCGAGCTGGTCAAGATCTCCGCCCATTGCGTAAGCCACCATCACCGCCTGCGCGGCTTCGTTAATACGCTGGCGCAGAAGCAACTCACGGTAAGCGTTCTCCTGCAACAATTTGGTGACTGGTTCAGATTCCAGTTCCAGCGTGCGGATCACTGCTTCCTGCTCATCTTTCGGATGAAGCGCCACAAATTCTGCCTTGCGTTCGGCAAGCAGCGTCTCAAAGTCCGGCACATCCACAATCTGCGGCGCAGGCAACTGCGAAAGGTCAATCACTGCCATTCTCTGCTCCTGTTGATACGGAAAGGGAAACAGGCACACCGTTATTCCGCCGCCCGGTCAGCTCCACCACCATTGAACCGTCAAAATTGCTGTTGATGGTGATGGAATCCAGCGTCAGCCGTGGCTCCCAGCGACTCAGCGCCACATACACTGCCGACATGACCTGCAGGCGTAATGCCGGATTTTGTGGCTGGTCTATCAGTGCCGACAGCAGGGAACCATATTCACGACGGGCAATGCGGCTACCCTGCGGTGTCAGCAGAATGTCCCGCACCGACTGGCGCAGATGGTCAATATCAGTAATGGCTTTACCGCTGGTATTGTTCATCCCGATATAAAGCGTCATACCGGACCTCCGGTTGTGTCGCCGCCTTTCAGGACGCCAGTATGCTGATGCGCATCAACCACGATCCCGTTAGAACTCATCGCTCCGCCGCCCTGGGCAACGCCACCATTGATCACCACTTCGCTGTTAATGCGCGTGCGGTCAGCCTCCAGTACAAACTCACTGGTTTTCATGGTGATGTTGTCAGCGGCCTCAATGACCATTGATTTGATGCCCCTGACATACCAGCGCCCACTGGCGGGTTCGTATTCAAACCAGCCACCGTCAGGATGTTCTGTCACGCAGGCGTCCGCCGACGTAGACGGTGGCGCGAACTGATTCGAATAGACAGCGGGCAGCGCAAAGGCAGTCTCCAGATTGCCGCCCAGACTCAGCAGCACCACCTGCTCACCTTCCGATGGTCGCCACCATGTGCGGGCATTCCCGGCACGCAGCGTCAACCAGTTAATCCAGTTGGTTTCAAGGTCGCCCGTTTTCACCCGACAAAGCCAGTTTTCCCGGTCCACTTCGGTGACTACCCCAGTGCGGATCAGGTTGGTGATAAGGCGCATGATTTCGGTTAATTGTGCATTCATGAAGAAAGAATGCCCGCGATTCCTATTTTAACGAACCTCGCTTCATTGTTCTGTCTCTCATACATATAATCCCAGATAGCTCAACCCAAAGGGGATCTATATGGAAATCGATAAAATAAATACATTTTTAGCTACGGCCATTGGTGGTCTTATATTTAAATGGCTTATAGGTGGCATCTCAGCTTTTTGGTCATGGTTAAACACATCCTATCCAGAAGAAGACTTTTTGATATCAAAGATTGGAATATCAAAGCCAATTATTAGACTTAGTCTTTGCAAATATAAGTTAAGCACAAAACCCCATATTAAAAAACATAAAATATTTATCGTCTCATTTGGAATTGCAGTCATTATGACCTCAGCATTTTGTTTTTATAAATTTACCTATTTCATCGCCAAAGAACCCGTAAATTTGGTTGAAATCACACATAGAGAAACAAAAGATTCCTTTTGGATGAAACCAGAACACGCACAAAACATACCATACACATCTGAATGGAATATCACACCAGATGTATGTGTTGACAAGTCACAGCTTGATAAGATCACTTCAATCCAACAAGCCACAAAAGATTTCATTTGTAGCTACTTGCTAATTCCTGAAAAGCAAGAAGAGTTAGCAAAAACTACAGACAAGAACAAATTTACAATAATGATTGCCACCCCCATTATTTATTTAAGCATTCTATTTATATTTATGATAGGGATAGCAATGTTCATAGATTTATACATTGATTCAAAGATAACCAAATTTCACAAACTTGAAATTGATAAAAGTTATCAATATTTGACATGAATTAATATTGGCTTAGCCAACTTAGCAAAATATCACGAATATTTGCTTCAACATAATCATTTACACCCAGCAGGCGACGCTCTGCGTAACGGACTTCCGGTCCCTTACGACTGACACGATCGCGCAGGCCATAATGGTGAACGCGGGCAATGCGCTGTACCTTGCCTTCAAACTGCACGCTGGCAGAATCGGCACTGGCGGCAGTTTTCAGGTATTTTGTGGTGCGCAGCTTTGCAAACATCTGACGTTTGATACGGCCTTTTTTACTGCGTGCTGTTACCCGTCGCGGTTCATAGCTGCTGCCGTCAGGGTTGCGCTGCATCCTGATATTCTGCTGCTGTGTCCGCCGAAGTTCCTGCGCCAGCTGGCGCATCATGCGGCTTCTTGCGACTGGTTCCAGATTCGCCAGCAAAGCACTCAGCCAGTCGTCCACCTTCTGCAGTTCAGCCACGTTTCACCGTCCACACTTCTTCAGGTTCATCGGGTTCCGCTACAGCTTCAACGCTGGACACAGTGCCGTCAGTGCTGACCAGCACACGTTCCGTCAGTTGCAGGTTAAGGCTGATATCACAGACATCGTTGCGCAAAATATCCACCTCAAAGGTGAATAACTTTTCCCGTAACACCGGGTTATTGATTGCATCGGGCTGGTTATCTCGCAGCCACAGCAAAACCGGGGCCATCAACAGATTCTGGTCGCCGCTGAAATCCTCTATCACTACGTTCAGGGTGTAACGATACTCCCATGACATGGAGCTGGCTCCGGTGGCAACCAGCGAACCGTTATCCACAAACAGATGCAGTTTGTCCGGGTTATTTCGGACATAAGGCACTGCTTTATTGAGGGCGTGGCGCAGGGATTGTGGTTTGTTCACTGTTTCGCTCCTGACACGCAATAATCATATCCACTTTGTCTGCACAGACCGCCCAGGCGGCCTCCGTTTCATCCAGCAATGCGTTCAGATCACCGTTAGTGCGCGGCGCTGCCTGATCCAGCCGACACGGCGTCACTCGCGGACAACCACTGACGGTAAGCTGCACCTCCGGTGAGTGTGGGGCGTTCCCGCAGCCGGATAATGTCAGCAGGCAAAGGAGTATCAGCCCAGCGGCGTAAATCCTCGTTCTCACGTTTCAGTTCCTCAATCCGGCGTTGTCGTTGTCTCAGCAGTGCGCTGGTCTGTTCTGCGTCGGCATAGAGCCGCGCCTGCTCCCGGTTGTTGGTTTCAGCCAGAATGGACAGACTGATCAACTGGCTATTTTTCTTCGTTAGTTCCTGCGCTTTACTTTCTAGCGCCGCGCGCTGCGTTTCGATGGTGTGGCTGGCGCTGTTAAGCCGCCACGACTGCCAGCCCAGCGCAACGAGTACCAGCGCCACCACTACTGCCAGCGCACGCGTCATCGTCCAGCTCCTTTAAGGCACCAGGCCATCTCCCGCACGCGGCGGTTATCCAGCCCCTGATTAAACACACCTTTTACATACACCCAGCGCGGCAACTGTCGGCACGCATCTGCCCAGCGCCGCTGATTGAGCAATTTCACCAGTGTGGAACTGCAGGCATTGCCCGTTCCCACGTTGAAGGCAAACGACACCGTAGCGTCATACACCTTCTGCGGCGGCTGTTGCTTCACACACCTTTCCAGCGCCCGCTCCACACGCAGCACGTTGGAGATCAGCCCTTCTGCTGCCTGTCGTTCCGTAATAGTTTTGCCGGGAATGACGCCCGACGTATTACCAATTCCGTCGGTCCAGACGCCCGCGCTGCACTGATACGGCTGCAGACGACAGCCTTCGTAATCGGCGATCAGTTTCAGTCCCTCCACGGAGGTGTGAAGCTGCTGAAAACCCGGCAGCGTGGCAGCAATAGCCAGCACAGCCCCGACAAGGCAGCGTTTAACGATTGATGGATTCATAGTCCTCCCGCGAGATCTGCCCGTCGCGCAGAAGCTGGTAGGCTTTGTGTTTGTAGTACCAGTTGATAGCCAGCATCAGCACACCAATCATCAGGCCGCCCAGCGTTGAGATATCCTTGATGGACAAATCGCCCAGCCAGGCCAGCACAACGGCGATGCAATACGTGATAAAGGCGCTGATTCGCTCAAGCGTCATAATTCAGTCCCATAGCTGGACGGTCTGCACGGTGGTGGTTGTCGGAATGTCCGGCAGCTCCACCTGCAGCCCGTGAGGTAAAAAGGGGCCGTATTCGGCAAGCCCCGGATTTGCCTTCAGTACCTGCTCCGTGACACCCTGCGTGCGCCCGTAATGACGCCAGCAAAGCGCGTCCACCGTGTCATACTGATGCGCACGCACTTTCATCAGATAAGCTCCACTGTGCAGTGCGGCGCATCCTGTACCCGGCTGATGGCCCAGCGGGCGTCACGCCACAAATCACCGCTTGCTTCCGCCAGTTCCTCGCCCCGCTTCACACCGGACGCCGTGGCGTCATAGTCCTGATAACGCTCATTGAGCATGGCGCGTGCCCAGCAGTAAACCGCGTTGAAATAGTGATGAATGCGCTCACTTTTGCCGTCCAGCTGTTCCGCCGGAACCTCAGCCAGCGACGCATACCCCAGCATCTGCTGACGTCTGCGAAACTCATACAGCTCTGCGTTGACCTCCGAAATTGCCGACAGCGCAACCTGCTTTAAACGCGGCTGCGTCACCGTGCCGTCAGTACGCATGACACTGCGAAACTCCGACAAGTCCACATCAGGCCAGAACGGCGTATTCCTGATGATTTCCGCCTGTTCCGGTGCCTGTTCTGGCGCAACAAACTTCATGCTGCTTTCTCCTGAAATAAAGGGCGGTGGACGGGGTTTTGATGTGGCTGTGCCTTTCGCCACCCCGTGCCGCCCGTGCGCGGGGGCACGTTCTGTCAGCGGCTGTCATTGCGCAGTCTGCGCTCCAGCTGCTGTTTGTCTTTTTTCACGCCACAGCGGGGATCGAGCTGTAACGCATGGTTGAGATGATTAAGGGCGGAAGCCGGATTGCTTTCACTCAGGACAGCGCCAATCGCTTTATGCAGACGCGCCCGTGACTGGTCCGGCATATCCAGACCGTCTGTCAGCTCCAGCGTCTGCAACAACAGATCGGCATCAAAGCCGGTGGCGGCAAGCATTGCGCTCTGTGCCGCGTCAGCCATTTCCTCTGCCAGCACGGTCTGCACATTGCGGTTACCCAGCGGCATCACCCAGCCATGACGCAGGGCATGACGCCCAATCTCCAGCGCCCCGGCATAATCTCCGGCATCAATGCGCCACAGCATCACGTACATCAGCACGTCATCCTGTTGAGCGCCTCCGGCAGCCAGGACGCCCTCCGCCCAGGCGGCATATTTCGGTAGCAGCTCCACCTTGATTTCCGCTTTTTTGACCGTGGACTGAACGCCCTTGAGACGGCGGCGGTCTTCCGCCAGTTGCAGCAGCATCAGGTCATAGCCCGACGCGTGGCGAACGCTGCCACCCTCGCGGGCGGCCTGTTCAGCCTGAACGCGCAGGCGATGCTGCCGTGCGGGACTCAGGCTCATGGTTTACGCTCCGGCTTCTGCTGCGGTGGCGCTGAAGTCGCCAATCTGGATGTTTTCCACCAGTGCGGCGCAGCGGTAGTCCTCAACCACGTAGGCTTCGTTAACGGATTCAAAATTTTCAATCCGGTCACGTTTCGGGTTGTCGATAACCGAACGGCGGCGGGTGTCTTCCTGCCAGTAAATGGACAGGTTATCCAGACGGGTGATCAGCAGCGCATTCGGCGGGAAGAACGGCGCACGCACCGCCTGCAGGCCACCCATGCGTTTCTGACTGATGATCATATCGGCAGCCAGTTTTTCACTGTTTTCCTGCTCTTTGTTGACCAGCGGGAAATACTTGTCAGACAGCAGTTCACGACCGCAAATCACCACCAGATCGTCATCGTCCTGGTAGACCACGTCGATAAGCTCATTAACAGCATCCATCACTACGGCGTCCAGGTTGGCATATTCGCCACCTTTACCGACTTTCACCGCGCCCGGTGTGGTTTCACCGCCCGTGGTGGTGCTGCCCATGACGTGATCCGGTGCATCCTCACGGATTTTCTGCAGCCAGCCTTTATTCACATCCTGCAGCAGCGGGTTTTCGCTACGGTTGGAGGTTTTCGCACGCTTCACGCCGTTAAAGCCGATCATGATGCGGTCCAGTGCCTGACGTTTCACGATGGCGTCACGGATGCGCACCTGGAAATCCTGAAACTTCGCCCACAGATCCAGCTTCGCGTAGGTCAGCACCGTGTCAAAGTTGGTCTGCTCGCATTTATATTCCACATCGACCATCAGCGTCGGATCGACAGGCTCACGCTCTTTAGCTGTGGTATCAGTGGTTCCGGCAATGGTGCTGCCAACACCCAGCCCCAGCAGCTGACCGGACTGCTCAGTCACTGGCGTGACGTTAATCAGCGTCAGGAAAGCGGCGGACTGCTGAATCTGGTCTTCCAATGTCTGCTGCACGGACGGCTCTACGGTGAACTTGCTGGACAGTTCTTCAACTGCCACACCGTTCAGACGCGCCAGTTGCTGCAGGTAAGCGTTAAAAGCAAAGCGGGTATTCTTCTTCATCAGGTTTTGTGCTCCATCAGCAATTGGTCAGAGTGTCAGCGGGGGCGTTACCGCCTGTTGCACGCTGGCGGTAGTCCTGGCGGCTGTCTTCATGGCTCAGCTTGTCCACCAGTTCGTTAAAGGCGGTCTGCTGTGCCTGCAGGGCAGTCTCCAGCTCAGACAGGTGTTCTTCCTGCTCAGACAGGGATTTTTCGGTGCGCGCACTCAGGTTCTGCTGCTCAGTGGCGACCAGTTCCACGGCCTTATGCACATCAGAGAACCGGGCGTCATCGGACTGCTCTTTTTTGGTGAACAGCGCCGTGACACGGGCAAACAGGGACGGTTTGTCATCCTGGATTTCTTCCAGTTCGATCACCGTTTCCTCTGCAGCGGTAAAAAGATTGGCGGGATTCTGCTTGCGGTTTGCCAGCGGGTTATGGGCTGCACTGGCGCTGAATGTCAGCATTTCAGTGCCCAGACTGGCAGGGTCATCAGTGGCAGCCAGGCCGACCAGGTAGGCTTTGCCCGTATCAGCAAACTTCGGGCTGACTTCCATAGAGGTGAATAATTTCTGGCCTTTTTTCACCAGTTCCACCAGGGACTCCGTTGGCTCAACGTCGGCATACAGCGCCATCTTGCCTGCCAGCGGACCTTCCGTGATTTCTTCAGCAAACAGCGCAGTCACCTTGCCGTAGCGGTTAAAGGTGCTGTCCGGCAGATAAGACTTGATGTGCTCAAGGTTAATCAGCGCGGTATACACCGCCGGGTTGTAGCTGGCTGCCATCTGTTCCAGCCATTCACGCTGGATTTCGCGTCCGTCGGTGGTGGCACCTTCCACCCCGATGCGAAAACGCTTTGCTTTCACTGTCATGAGCCGTGCTCCGTTAGAAAAAACTTACTGGAGCCTTATGGTTGCGGTGATGGGGGCAGTGAAACAATGCGCGGTATTTGTACCGACAACCACACAAACCGCAGGCGGGGAAAGCCTTCATTCAAGGCTGTAGGTTTGTGCCATGAACACCACACTGACACCCGCAGATCTCGATCCCCGTCGGCAGGCCATGCTGCTGTACTTTCAGGGATACCGCGTAGCCCGCATTGCTGAAATGCTGGGCGAGAAAGTTGCAACCGTTCACAGCTGGAAAAAACGCGACAAGTGGGGTGACTATGGGCCGCTGGATCAGATGCAGCTCACCACCGCCGCACGCTACTGCCAGCTCATCATGAAGGAGCACAAAGAAGGGAAAGATTTCAAAGAGATTGACCTGCTGGCGCGCCAGTCTGAGCGCCACGCGCGGATCGGCAAGTTTAACAATGGCGGCAACGAATCCGACTTAAACCCTAACGTCGCCAACCGCAACAAAGGCCCACGCCGTCAGTCGGAAAAGAATGTTTTCACCGATGAGCAGATTGAGAAGCTGGAAGAAATCTTCCATTCCTCCATGTTCAACTACCAGCGCCACTGGTGGGAAGCCGGAAAAACCAACCGCATCCGCAACCTGCTGAAGTCACGCCAGATCGGCGCGACCTTTTACTTTGCCCGTGAAGCCCTGATTGACGCCCTGCTGACCGGACGTAACCAGATTTTCCTTTCCGCCAGCAAGGCACAGGCCCACGTCTTTAAGCAGTACATCATCGACTTCGCCAAAGAAGTGGAGGTGGAGTTGAAAGGCGATCCGATGGTGCTTCCTAACGGGGCCACGCTTTACTTCCTCGGCACCAATGCCCGCACGGCCCAGAGTTATCACGGCAACCTGTATCTGGATGAATATTTCTGGATACCGAAATTCCAGGAGCTGCGCAAAGTGGCTTCCGGTATGGCTATTCACAAAAAATGGCGACAAACCTATTTTTCCACGCCATCCAGCCTGACACACAGTGCTTATCCGTTCTGGTCCGGTGCGCTATTCAACCGTGGGCGCAATAAAGCCGACAAGGTGGACATCGACCTGTCCCACAGCAATCTGGCTCCAGGCCTGCTGTGTGCAGACGGGCAATACCGCCAGATAGTCACCGTGGAAGATGCGGTGCGCGGCGGCTGTAACCTGTTCGACCTTGACCAGTTGCGCATGGAATACAGCCCGGACGAATACCAGAACCTGCTGATGTGTGAATTCGTGGACGATCTCGCGTCCGTGTTCCCGCTCAGCGAGCTGCAGGCGTGCATGGTGGACAGCTGGGAAGTCTGGACCGACTTTCATGCACTGGCCCTGCGCCCGTTTGGCTGGCGCGAAGTGTGGATCGGTTATGACCCGGCAAAAGGTACGCAAAACGGCGACAGCGCCGGGTGCGTGGTGGTGGCACCGCCAGCCGTGCCGGGCGGTAAGTTCCGCATTCTTGAGCGTCACCAGTGGCGCGGGATGGACTTCCGCGCCCAGGCTGACGCCATCAAAAAACTGACCGAACAGTACAACGTGACATACATCGGCATCGACTCAACTGGCGTCGGCCACGGGGTTTACGAGAACGTGAAAGCATTCTTTCCTGCCGTCCGGGAGTTTGTCTACAACCCCAACGTTAAAAACGCCCTGGTACTCAAGGCCTACGACATTATCAGTCACCGCCGCCTAGAATTTGACGCCGGACACACCGACATTGCGCAGTCCTTCATGGCAATCCGTCGCGCCACCACCGCCAGCGGCAACCGCCCGACCTATGAAGCCAGCCGCAGCGAAGAAGCCAGCCACGCCGATCTGGCCTGGGCAACGATGCACGCATTGTTTAACGAACCGCTGCAGGGCGAATCCGCCAATACCAGCAATATTGTGGAGATTTTTTGATGGGAAAGAGTAAGAAAAACCGCGCTGCGGCGACGAATCAGCTCAAGCATAAAAGCCAGACTTCAGCCGAAGCATTCAGCTTCGGTGATCCCGTTCCTGTACTTGACCGCCGCGAACTGCTGGACTATGTGGAATGCGTACAGACAGATCGCTGGTATGAGCCTCCTGTCAGCTTTGACGGACTGGCGCGCACCTTCCGCGCTGCCGTGCATCACAGTTCACCAATTGCGGTGAAATGCAACATTCTGACCAGCACCTACATCCCTCACCCGCTGCTCAGCCAGCAGGCTTTTTCGCGTTTTGTACAGGACTATCTGGTTTTTGGTAACGCCTACCTGGAAAAACGCACGAACCGCTTCGGAGAGGTCATCGCTCTTGAGCCTGCGCTGGCAAAATACACCCGACGCGGGTTAGACCTGGGTACCTACTGGTTTGTGCAATACGGTATGACAACCCAGCCGTATCAGTTCACGAAAGGCAGCATCTTTCATCTGTTGGAACCGGACATCAACCAGGAGATCTACGGCCTGCCCGGTTATCTTTCTGCCATTCCGTCAGCTCTGCTCAACGAGTCCGCCACGCTGTTCCGCCGCAAGTATTACATTAACGGCAGTCATGCAGGCTTCATCATGTACATGACCGATGCTGCGCAGAACCAGGAGGATGTGAACAACCTCCGCAATGCGATGAAAAGCGCCAAAGGACCAGGTAACTTCCGCAATCTGTTTATGTACTCGCCTAACGGCAAAAAGGACGGACTTCAGATCATCCCATTGTCAGAAGTCGCGGCGAAGGATGAGTTTCTGAATATCAAAAATGTCAGCCGCGATGACATGATGGCAGCGCATCGTGTGCCACCGCAAATGATGGGGATTATGCCGAATAATGTTGGGGGGTTTGGGGATGTGGAAAAAGCGAGTTTAGTGTTTGTGAGGAACGAATTAATACCCTTACAGAAAAGGATGCAGGAATTAAATAAATGGCTTGAAGATAATATATTACAATTCAAACCATATAAATTTTAACGAAAAATCAGCCTTAGCGTTCATAACGTTAGGGCTGTTCATTAGCTATTTAACATTAATTTATAATGTTCCTTTATATCTTTTATAGCATCAAAAATACAACAAAATGCCTTAAAATCTATTTTCCGCTTTTTATCTCTAACAACCCTCATGGAAAAAATATGCTTCCCATATTCCGTTTTTGAGTCTCCATCATTATTTTTGTTGAATTTCTTACCATCAATCTTGATATCTAAAATATCTTTAGGGAAAAGATCCTCCATTGAAGTTTGTTCGCCGGAAGGACTCAATGGTGTGAGAACTATATATAAATTATAGAAAACATGAATATATTTCATCTTTCTCATTTCAGTTACATCGTCTGGGCAGCTTTTAACTTTATTGCGCAGAAAATTAAGTAAATCGCTTGGACCTGTATCATTATCAAGAACCATAATCACTGGCTGTTTTGGAACAGAACCATAATAAGAAGCATAATTATTTTTATAACGCTCTACAAATTTTTTCAGATCTGCAGTTCCCCCAGAAAGATCTAAAAAATATTTGGTCTTTTCATTAGATTTAAATATATTAAGATTTATTTCTTTCTTTTTACTATCTGTTTTTTCTCTAAACAACTCAGGATATGATGTCTCCAAAGAATGCAAAGCAGCCTTCAAATATATCCGATCAGTCTTCCCTTCTGTAATTATCGTAGGACAGGTGTTGCCATGAAAAAATTTATAGTAAATAAATTTACTATATGCTTTTTCTCGCGCATTCAACTTTAATTTAAAACCATGCAAAGTCGCATTAGTCAATACATATCTATCAGGTTGCTTGTTCAGTTTTTTCTTTATATTGTTAAACTTATCAACTTGATCAATAAAACCAAACATCCCCTCAAGTTTATCCAGACCTCCTGAAACTAAAACACCATTTTCATCTGGCACTTTATATTCACCTGTACGATACAAAGCATGTGCCAACGCCCGAGTTTTTTTATAATAACATCTATCAATATTAACGATTCTGTTAACTGTAAGTCCCGTTACTTCTTGCCTTGATGTCTTATACGTAAGCCTAGTCTTTGAATCATTTATTTCGAATCCAGAGTTTTCTATTTCTTTTACCAAAACTTTTCCCAAAACAACCCCTTCAGGTTGCACAGTAGCCATTTCTAACGGAAATGTATTTTTATTTGTAGAAATTGTTATATCATCAGCATATCTGCTATAAGTACATCCATATTTTTTAGCCAGCTTAGCTAATCTCATATCCATAATATTGCAAATTAGATTTGAGATAATAGGAGAACATGGACTTCCTTGGGGGAGGGTTCCATTATAGCATGCAGCTTTTGCAAGTGTCGTTGCCACCACAGGATTTAATAAAAAATCCTGATTGGAAAGAAAATATCCTCTAACTCGTCCAAAATTAAAGCTTTCAAAAAAATCCTTAAGATCTATATTTAATATTATTTGTTTGCCTCTATGCTTATAAGCATTTAGGATTATTGATTTTCCCCTCTCAAAACCAAAGGAATAGTTGTTACTAATTTTCCTTATAGCAAAGATCTCATCTCTACAATCAGAAAGTAAGTCACATATTCTTCGTTGGATGTCCTTCAACCGGTCTGTAGGTGCAGAAATAGTCCTTACCCCTTTTCCTTTCTTCGGTATTGTAAATTGAGTGTATTGATTATCCGAGCCGATTCTATATAGAACGTTAGTTAAAAATACCAACTTAATATCTAAAATTTTAGCCAAGTCTTCACGTGAAGTAGCAGCCCTAAGTGCGTCAAGTTTAGATGTTTTTGTCATTTCTTCTTCATCCCAGAGGAAAAAAGGCCAAGGAGAAACGCATGCAGGCACTCCTTCGCACAGCACACCTGCCGTATAGCTCTGAATCAAGGATTTTAGGGAGGCGATTCCTCCTGCCATTAAGGCCACTGGTTGCGATTCACAACCAACAAATCTGCCTACATGCGTGTTTATGAACATATCACTTCAACTTTCTGTTTTCCAGAAGTATTTTGGCTATTTTCGGTGATAGCGCGCGCTCGTATCCCCGCCACGCCTGCCCGCTTTATGCAGTGGTTTTCATGCACATGCATGACATGAGCAAAAGCCCGCCAGTTCTGGCGGATCTGAGCAAAGACGATCCTCAATCGATCATGCGATTTCATGCAGCATAGTCATGCACTGTCAAGGAAGTGAAAATCCGTATCTGAATGGCCACTTGAAAAACGGATCATACGGGTTTACAAAGATGAATGTTCGCTGTGAACGGGAAGCGGAAGTTAGCTTTCAGATAACATAATCCATATGCACGAGAACCTCTAAAATAGAATGGGACACCTAAGCGGGGTACTTACAACGATTCTTTCCATATTCACAGTTAACACTCTGTTTGGCGTATTTTTATTCAAATAGCAAACACCAATAAAAGGAGTTTCCATGAACAATATTCCCCCTATACCACAGTTAGGAATTTATGTCTCAAAAATCGATCCCACCCTACGTATCACTGTAACCGATGTTGATATTGTTGATGGTGAGGATGATTCTCCTGATGATGAATTGTTTTATTTAGTCCACTGGATCGAGGGGGAAGATGAAAGTGATATGACAGCAATGGGATTTGAGCTAGACCCAGTAGAGTGGCAGGCTTTCGTTGAATCTGAGCAATTAGTGTTTGAGCGTGATCCGTACATGGATTCAATCCCCGAAAATTCAAACTTGGCAAAGATTCGGGATTTTCTCATGAAGACTAAACAGAATGATCATTCGTAAGTGTAAGCATTCATCAGGAAAATGGTTTTGTAAGTGAATCATCAACTTTTAGAGAGTCTCAGACACTCCCACTTCTGCTTCTGACACAAAGCGGACGATCACTTATCAAAATGCCCACCCACCTTACGCCTCGTTTCACTCGTTGCCCAAACTAGCCCCCATCAGAATGAATCCTCCTGGGGGCAACGTTTCTTAATGCAGCCAGCTGTCGTCTTCCCACACCTTCTGCATAATTTTCATCACTTGTTTTCTTTCTTCATCCAGTTGCAGTCCGGTCAGTTCCACACCGTTAGAGCTACCTTTACGGATACGAATTACCGTTTTGGGATACAGGGGGCGCAGATTGCGGTAAAGCTCGGATTCAAGGGCGTCCAGGGTAGACTGGCTAATCTTCTGCTCTTTATCGATCATTATTTCAATGCGCATAAAAGTCACCTCAACTGATGACATCCATTGAGCGGTTGTATTCGTGGGTTCTGATTTTTGCCATGAGTTCATCTGTCAGTTCAGAAACCCACTGCAGGGCCAGCCCCTTCTCTTCATCACTACACTCACTAGCCGCTACAAGCTTAAGAAAAAAATCAATGCGCTGGAGCTTCAAAGACTCCAAAAAATAGTCCTGCATTTTTCCTCCTATGACACCACAAGCAATACTGTACACATAACCACTGTTTATATTTACAGTATATAATAATCTTACTGATGTAAAACGTTTTTTTACGCTCATCAGCCTGATATGCCTGGTATTATTAAGAGCACGAATTGTTAACCAGCGTAATTAATACAGGTTCCGCCATTTATCATCCTCCTGCAGACGCTGGTTCCGATAGAAGATACGCAGGCCTGCTCCTGACGGAATACTGCCGCCGCGAAGGAGTAAATCGACCTCTTTCTCGCTGCCATCAAATCCTCTGGACTTCAGCTCATAAACGAGCTGCTGTCGCTGATGATCTGTAATTCGCTGTTTGTAGTCTTTACGCCGTATCGGTTTAACCAGGCGTAACCTTGCAGCCAGTTCCCGGCGCTCTTTTTTGCTCATACTGTGCAGGTGATCGTGCAACTCCTTGTCATCCATGCGGGTAATGTCCGTTCTGGTGTCCCCATCAGCTGATTTATCTTTCTCCTGTTGGTTCAAATTTTCAGCAAGGGGACAGTTATTGCCACGAGTCCAAGGGGCGCAAGCGCCCTGGTCGGCTGCCGCCTCCTGAACGTCAACGGCCTTACGAACCATTTTCCATTTCATTGCATGAGTGCAGATCTTGCCCTGTACAATGGGTGACCAGATGCCATAAATACGAATACCGTGATCGCCATAAGCGGTCGGCTCTTCGTTAATTTCATAAGCTGTTCTGATAAGGTGATATTTGCGGGGAACCAGTACGCCGCCCTGCTTCATGATGTAGGTGGCAAAACAGCCAGCATCAGCGGCAGCCAGGATGGCATCAAGGCGCGGGTCATCCAGTATCGGCGTACTTGCTTTTTTGTCACCCTGTTGCCTTGCCGCCTGACCAGCCAGCAAGCGAAGTTCACGGTACGCCTGACGCCCCGGAATACCAAAGAAGCGGAACTGCTGAACACGATGTAGAGACGCCCAGGCATTCACGTATTCGGCGTTATCACGCAGGGATTTACCCGTTTCCTTGCTGATCTCGCCAGCCAGACCACGTCCGTCAATGTTCTTACTGATGTATTTCGCGATGTAGCTTGTCGGCGTTCCTTTGCGCGGGTTTATCAGCTCAGACTTAAAGCGTGGCCCCGTGTTATTGCCCAGTTCCTCACGGTCTTCACGGATGGCAAACTTACGCAACAATGCAGTAATGGCGCGGCGGTCTTTTTTGCGCATGAAACACATGAGATGCCAGTGCACAGTACCGTCATGGTGCGGCTCAGCCACCCGCACGCCATACCAGCGCAACCCGGCTTTGTGCATAGCCTTACGAAATGCAGCAAACATGCCGACCAGATAATCGCTGCTTTGTCTTACCGTCGCATTTGTCCAGGTCGGGTTGGGTCTGCCGTTGTTGAGCGTGGAATGGAAACGTGACGGACAGGTGATAGTGTAGAAAACGGCGCAGTCACCGCGCATTTCTGCGATAAGCTCCAGACCTTTAACACAGGCCATCATCTCATTGCGGCGATGCGCCGGATTGCTGCTGCTGGCGTTTACCACATCCTCCATATCCAGCGTGTCTCCGTCTTCATTCACCAGTTCATGAGAACGGAAAAACTCCAGCGACTTGCGGCGCTGCTCACGTTTATGTGTCACTGCTTCATAGCTGACATAGGGAGATGCTTTTTTGCTGACCAGACAGACAGCACGCAACTGCTCTTCCCGCCATTCGCAACGCATCTTCCACAATTTCCGATACCACCAGTCGGCGCAAAGCATACGTGCCAGCGAACCCGGTATGAGTTCATAGGGCACGGGTTTGCGGCGGTTTCTTTTCCGACGAAGTTTCTCAAACGCAGGCGGGATAACATCCAGACGCAGGGTTTCCGCTGCCACCTTTTCCCATGTCTTGCGGATTTCTTCTGGCTTAACGTCATCGGTGGCATACAAATCACCACAAGCGGCCTCAAGACACATGCTCATATGCGCTGCTACCAGGGTGGACAGGCGTTTCACCTGATCCTGACTCATTTCAGGCAGGATCAGCAGGCCCTCCAGCCCTTGATGGCTTGCCATAAAACGGAAAGAAGCAGATAGCTGACTGTCACGTACACAATCCAGTCGCTCCAGACATGGCTTAATCGTCTCACGCAAATAGCGGGAATAAGCCTTTGGCCTGCCCAGGCTGCTGAAGTATTCGATACGTTGCATCAGCGGCTTGCTGATATGGGTGGGCTGGGCGCTGACGTCCGCCAGAATGACCATGTCCGGGTTAAAACGCTGCTGCTCATGCGCCAGCTTTGCCCGACTAATGAGCTTATCCTGCTCCATTTCGCGCTGGACAGGATCACGGGATTCATTAAAGAAATAACGCTCCCAGACCTGTTCACTCAATTCCTCGCGGCGCAGCTGTTCCTGCTCGTTATCGGCAGCATACAGAGTGATCAGGTTTGAAAGCGCAGAAACCGGCGCAACTTCCGCCGGGTCCAGATAAGGGTTTATGGCCTTTTTCGGGCCGTTCCATGAAAATGCTGCAGCGGCCTCGTTAAAGCCGCTAGAGTCGCTCATATCGGCATGACTCATACACGCACCTCGTACACAGCAGAACTATCCACGCCACGCGAAGGATCAAATCCCACCCAGCAGCGCGCCCCGGAAACAGCAATGATTTCTGTTGCAGATTTACTCTCGCCAGCCGACACGCCGATGCTGCGTTTTGCCTTGATGTAGTGGTGAGTGAAATTGCGATACAGCGAACGGATCAGGGATGTGTCACTGTTAGAAACAATGACTGGATGACCTTCTGATGATCGATATTCAAGAACAGATGCCAGGTGATACTGGTCATCTTCAGTGAAGCCGTCAGTGTGATAGCCGGAAAACGTACCGTCATAAGGCGGATCGCAATACACCACATCCCCCACCTGCAGCATCGCCAGCGTTTCATCAAAGCTGGCGCAGATAAACGTTGCTCGCTGGGCTTTTTCTGCAAATTTGCGAATTTCTTTTTCAGGGAAATACGGATTTTTATAATTCCCGTAGGGAATGTTGAAATGCCCGCTCTTGTTATAGCGACATAACCCACGGTAACCATGACGATTGAGATACAGGAAATATACCGCTTTCATGAAATCAGTAATTTCAGTTGAGTAATTAAACTCCTGCCTTATGTTGTAATAAGCCACCTCCCTGTTTGCGATCTCAAATAAAACTCTGGCGCGAGATATAAACGCCTCGCAATCAGCGGCAATCTTTTTATAGAGGTTGATTAAATCAGGATTAATATCCGCAACCAGATAGCTGGGGTAATCCGTCGCCATCATCACAGCACAGGAACCCGCGAAAGGTTCAACCAGTCGCGGGCCAGCAGGAAGGTGTTTTTTCAGTTCGGACATAATGGCGGTTTTATTTCCCGCCCATTTCAGGATGGTGCTCATACAGCACCTCCTGCAATAACATATCCTAAAGCTTCTAATGGGGTTAATGGGCGAATTGATAGCATCACCCATTGTTCTGAAACTGCCATGACGTCATTAACCGGAAGCACATGAGAGATAACAGCGGCCCATTCCCTACCCGTAAATACGCCATGCTTCCATTCGCAAAGAGAAAGAACATCACCAACTTTATAGCCACGATCGTCTTTACGAAGTTCAGCCGTCTTTTGACCTGCAACCACAGCGTTGAAATACTTAGGTGCAATTTTTAATTGATGGATACGCACTGCCCTTGTCATACAGCACCTCCGTTGTAATGTTTGCCTTTCAGCTCTGCGATTTCCTGACAGGTAATGCAAAGCTGCACACCCGGAATGGCACGGCGGCGTGCTGGCGGAATTGGCGCTTCACACTCAATGCAAAGCACGCGGGACACGCCCGGCGTTTTGGCACGGGCAGCACGGATATGGCGCTGGCGTTCTTCTTCAACGCGCTGCTGTACGAGATCCATTGCATCAGCCATTAGTGGATCTCCTGCGCTTCGTTCTGGATTGCTTCAGCAGTTACACGCAGCAGTTCTGCTGCTTCGACGTGGTTTAGCTGGCGGGATGTGATATGACACGCCAGGCTATCAAGGCGAGCTGCCATTGCTTCAGCCCTTGCCCGGCGTTCTTCCAGACGAGCCTCTGTCAGTAAAATATTAAGCCCTGCATCATCCGGTCCGGTTTTAGTCGTGAGAGTTTCAATATTACGCATAATCAATTCTCCTGAATTTAGATAAAGGGATACCCGGCGGGTTTACGCCATTAATTTCATTAGTTGGTTAATTCGGCATGGTTAGCCGTCTGGGAAATAAGCTCACCACTGCACGAAAATGATTCATTGCTTTAATCAACTCCCGCTTTTCGTCAGTGGTCAGCTCATTAATGCTGATGCTATGACGTTCAGCTGGAATTTTTGCCATAAAGAATATGGCAGCCAGTGCTCGTTTATTTTGTTCATTATTGATATCCCGTGGATCACGCATATCTTTAATAAACCGCTCAAGCTCTGACTCAATATTCAGGCCAAATACTTTCGCCCTTAATTCCGCAATGTGATTAAGTCCATTCAGGCGTTCACCGGGGCTTAATGGAACAGTCGCCGCAGCGCCTTCAATAGCCATTTGTTCCCCCGTTTTTTCGTAGATAGTTCTGCCAGCAATTCATCTTGTGAACGGCACGGATGCCAGCGTTTACCATCCTCACCCATGATCCAGCCGTGACCGTAGTGCATTGCCGGGCTTTGTTTTACCAGCAGCGATGCAAATGATGGTTCTTTCGTCAGCATAAGCACCTCACAGCAAACCGAATGAAGCACCGAGGCCAGTCACGGTATCAACTGCACTCGCCATCGCAGGATTAGCCTGTAAACGGGCCTGCAATGAAACAGCAGCCAGCGCCATCAGTCGTGTTACAGAGTTAATGCTGCTGATAGCATCACGACGACCGGCACTAGTTTTTACATCACCAGATACCGCACCTGCTGCAACACGTCCGATCTCTGCAGTTGCGCTCATGACGTAATGCGGCAGTTTCTCTTTTGCAACCTCATTAATCGGTACACATGGCAGGCAGTGAATCTGTGCCAGAAAACCATCTACCAGCGTTGAATCTTCAGTCAGATCGGTAAGCAGCCAGATTTCTGGTGCGGTTAATAAATGAGGTTGAGATGGGTTCAGCTTGTTCCGCAGAATCTGCACATTCATGCCAGCACGTTCTGCCAGTTGCACCAGGTTGTGGCGCAATGCGAATGCACGACAGGCTTCATCAAAATGTGGATGTTTGGAAACTTGGTAATCAAACATGGTCGACACCCCTGATGTATCCCAAAATGGAACTAGTTGAATACAACATTGCAATCAGTAAGTGCATCAACGGTAAGAGCAGCAAGGTTGATCATCACCTTTTCTCTTTTCTTGTCTTTCCGAAGGCGATGCCGAGGGATGCGACCGTCAGCCAGCATATCGTTAATTGTGTCGATTGAAAGACCAGTAAGTTCGCTATAACGCTCAATTGTGACATGTGGCGTATTCAGAGTTATTGAAATGTTAGGGGTCATGATGCAACATCTCCTATTGGCTTGTGGTGAGCCTGTAGTAATCGTGACAAGTACCCAAATGGGGACAAAACTGATACTAGGATCGCAAAAGAGATATGTCAACATCAAAGTACCCAAGTGAGATCAAAATAAATCCCAATAAAGGTGGTAAGGCTGCGATTGAGCGATTAGTCGAAGCTTATGGCTTTACGACACGACAGGCTTTAGCTGATCACTTGGAAGTATCAAAAAGCACTCTGGCGAACAGGTATTTGCGGGATACGTTTCCTGCAGACTGGATAATCCAATGTGCTCTTGAAACAGGAACCTCACTGAAATGGTTAACCACCGGGCAAGGACTTAAGCAAAGCTCGCTGACAGTAGCCACAGAAGAGCTTCCCAAGTTTCGCCTTACCGCAGGCAAAATGATTGAAGATGGTTCATATGTATTCGATTCATCATTTCTTCCTGCAAATCTTTCATCACCAATTGTTATTCAGGATGGGCTTGTCACATACATTTGTGATCAAAAATTTTCTGAAGTACTTGATGGACACTGGTTAATCAACATCGACGGAACCTATTCCATTCGAAAAATCACAAAGCTTCCAAAAGGTATGATTAAAATTACAACTACAGAGAATAGCTTTGAATGTGCATTTTCTGATATTGAAGTGGTTGCTTGTATAAGAAGTACAATAGTTTCAAATTGATATAGTAAAAGGATTTAAAAATGAATTCATTTTCCATCGTTATATTCTTATTAGCATTTCTCGCCCCTGTTCTAGCTATAATATTATTTAAGCAAAGTAAAGAACACAAAGCCGCCATAGATAACCTGACGGCTAACAACATAGCCCTTTCCAGCCAACTGAGTGAAAATCAAGAAAAGTTAGCACAGACTGCACGAGATCTATCAGAGCTTGAAGGGCGAGCAGCACCATTATGGCAATACGAAGAATTGCACAGCGCAGTGATGGAGGCAGAGAATAAGATAAAAAATGCAGACTCAATAGCTAGGCAAAAAATAGAAGAAGCCCAAATAAAGGCAGCTAAGACAGTAAACGAAGCAAGTTATCAAGCTCAGATAACAATAAGCAACGCTAATAGCGAAGCTATAGCAATCACCAAAGACGCTCGCGATGCACGCCTGAAAGCCAAAGAACGTCTTGATAATGCCAACAGTAAAGCAAATGAGCTGATCTCAAATGCTAATGACAACGCAGTAAAAATTATTTCCGATGCAGAAGAAAGAGCAAAAGAGATTGCTGGTTCAGCATATGAAGCTAAAGAGTTTGCAGAAAAATATGAAGCAGTTGCCAAATCAATGAAAAATAAAATTGAAGGTTATGGCGATGAATGGATCATCCCTAACCGTAGTGTACTTGATGAATTGGCAGAAAATTATGAGTTTACAGATGCAGGCAAGGAATTACAAAAAGCCAGGGAGTTAACAAAATTATTAATAAAAACTAATAAAGCAGCTTCGTGTGATTATGTTGAGCAAAACAGGCGTAATACTGCTATCAACTTTGTTTTGGATGCCTTCAATGGAAGAGTTGACAGTATTTTATCAAAAGTCAAACACAACAATTTTGGAAAACTTTCCCAAGAAATAAAAGATGCATTTCAACTTGTAAATTATAATGGCTCTGCTTTTAGATCCGCAAAAATAAGTGACATCTATCTTCAGGCACGACTCAACGAGCTAAAATGGGGAGTTGCAGTTAATGAAATTATGCTCGAAGAAAAAGAGGAGCAAAGAAGGATTAAAGAACAGCTTCGTGAAGAGGAAAGAGCTCGTAGAGAGTATGAAAAAGCGATAAAAGAAGCCGAAAAAGAAGAGAAAGCTATTCAGCAAGCTATAAATAAAGCAACGAAAGAGCTTATGCTTGCAAATGAAGAACAACGCTTAGCTTTAGAGCAAAAAATAGCTGAACTACAGTTAAAATATGAAGAAGCTGAAGCTAAAAACCAACGAGCTATTTCTATGGCTCAACAAACTAGATCAGGCCATGTTTATATAATTAGCAATATTGGCTCATTTGGCGAAGATGTATATAAAATTGGAATGACACGCCGCCTTGAACCACTTGATCGTGTTCGTGAACTTGGGGATGCTAGTGTTCCTTTTTCGTTCGATGTTCATGCGATGATTTATAGTGATGATGCACCGTCATTAGAAAATCATCTGCATAAAGTCTTCAACGAAAAGCAGGTCAATAAAATTAACTCACGAAAAGAGTTTTTTAACGTAAATATTAAAGAAATTAAATCGGTTATTGAAGATATGAACATCAATGCCCACTGGACAATGTTTGCAGAGGCGAAAGAATATAGAGAGTCACTAGCTATTGAGCAGGAACGCAAAGCAGCCACTTCCGCCAACGATGAACTACATGTTGCTTAGCAATGTATGTTTCATAGCAATCACACATTGATTGCTGGTTGTATATACAGTTAAATTTAGCCCTCTGATATGAGGGCTTTTTTATGGCAGTACGAAAACTCACCACAGGGAAATGGCTTTGCGAATGTTACCCCGCCGGACGTAATGGGCGTCGTGTGCGTAAACAATTCGCCACCAAAGGCGAAGCACTGGCCTTCGAGCGATACACCATGGGGGAAATAGAAGCAAAGCCCTGGCTGGGCGAATCAGTGGATCGTCGGACACTGAAAGATATGGTTGAGCTATGGTTCAAATTACATGGCAAATCTCTTACTGCCGGACAGAATGTCTACAACAAGCTGCTGTTGATGGTTGACGCCTTGGGAAATCCCCTTGCAACTGATCTCACCTCAAAAATGTTTGCTCACTATCGCGATAAACGCCTTACTGGTGAAATCTACTTCAGTGAAAAATGGAAGAAAGGAGCAAGCCCAGTTACTGTTAACCTGGAGCAAAGCCATCTAAGCAGCGTTTTCAGAGAACTTTCCCGCCTGGGTGAATGGACACTTCCAAACCCATTAGAGAAGATGCGCAAATTCACTATCGCAGAAAAGGAAATGGCATGGCTTACACATGAGCAGATTATCGAATTACTGTCTGACTGCAAACGTCAGAACCCAATTCTGGCACTGGTAGTCAAGATATGCCTAAGCACAGGCGCACGCTGGCGAGAAGCAATAAATCTTACCCGCTCACAGGTGACCAAATACCGAATTACCTTTGTAAGAACGAAGGGGAAGAAAAACAGGAGCATCCCTATCAGTAAAGAGCTTTACGAAGAGATCATGGCGCTTGATGGGTTCAATTTCTTTACAGACTGCTATTTTCAATTTTTATCCGTGATGGAAAAAACGTCTATCGTGCTCCCTCGCGGTCAACTGACACACGTTCTGCGCCATACGTTTGCGGCGCATTTCATGATGTCGGGTGGAAATATCCTTGCTTTGCAAAAAATCCTCGGACATCACGATATAAAAATGACTATGCGTTACGCACATCTGGCACCGGATCATCTTGAAACGGCGCTCCGTTTCAATCCTCTGGCAACGCTGCCAAGTGGCGACAAAGTGGCGGCAGCGGTTGGCATTACCCCGTAATAACCACCACTGACCACCACATTAAGTTATTGTTTTTAATCTAACTTATTGTTTTTATTAACCTATTTAGATAAGTGGGTTTTTTGTTGCCTAAAATTTATCTACTACCCTGCAACCCTCTCAACCATCCTCAAAATCTCCTCGCGCGATAGCGGCTTACGGTCGGTGACAAAATGCAGCGTCATCCCCTCAATAAACGCATCAAGCGCGCGGGCGGTTCCGGGTTCAAACCATTGTTCGA